TGATACTTGTGAAAAGAAACTACTAGGGGAAACCTTTGACGAAGGAAAGCATTTTCTAGCTTCCTTCAAGAAAGGTCTTAATGTATTAGAAGAGAAATCTATAGATTTAGACATGTCTCTTGTAGAAAAGATGATAGGTCAAGGTGTAAGTCTTCTTCCAGATATTGCACCGGCAGTTGATGAGTATTTCAAAGAATACGAGGTGGTTTCCACAGAAGAACAACTTTATGAGCCCATCGAAGGCGTTGAAGATCTCCGATTTAAGGGATTCATCGATGCGACAATCAAAACACCAGATGGAAAATATCATATTATTGATTGGAAAACTTGCTCTTGGGGTTGGGATGCCCGCCGCCGCCAGGATCCGATGGTCACATACCAGTTGACTTTGTATAAGAAATACTTTTGCGCAAAGCACAATATCGATCCTAAAAATGTAGAGACTTATTTTGCTTTACTTAAGCGTACAGCTAAGAATGATAAGGTTGAAATTTTCCGTGTGACTAGTGGTGCAAGAAAAACTGAAAATGCCTTTAAACTTTTGATGAAGGCTGTTTATAATATAAAAAATAAGAAGACGATCAAAAATCGTCTGTCTTGCACAAAATGCACGTTTAGGAAAACTGAACACTGCCCTTAAGGAACAGTATGGACAAAAAAATTAAGATTTTTACTTTGAGCGATCACCCTTTATCTCCATCGGGTGTCGGTACTCAGACTCGATATATGATCGAGGAAATGCTTAAAACTGGTAAATATCAGTTTGTAAGTTTTGGTGGAGCAATCAAACATCACGATTATAGACCTACGAGGACTGAAGAGTTTGGCGATGATTGGATTATATATCCAGTTGATGGTTATGGAGATCAAGATTCTATTAGATCGGTAATCTGGACAGAGAAGCCAGACGTTTTATGGTTTATGACAGACCCTAGGTTTTGGGGCTGGCTTTGGCAGATTGAAAATGAGATTAGAGCAAACGTGCCGATGGTCTATTACCACGTTTGGGATAATAGGCCCTATCCTAATTTTAATAAAAGTTTCTACGACTCTAATGACAACATAGCGTGCATATCAAAGCTTACATATGAGGTTGTGCAAAATGTTTCACCGGATGTAGAATCGTCATACTTACCACACACTGTGAACACCGAAATCTTTAAAAAGCTCGATCCGGAGGTCATTGAACAATTCAGAGAAACTAGTATACCACTTGAATACGAGCCAAACCGGGACAGAGTTTTGTTTTTTTGGAACAATCGAAATGCTAGAAGGAAACAGTCTGGCACTGTAGTCTGGTGGTTTAAAGAATTTCTAGACATTGTTGGTCACAATAATGCTGCGCTTATAATGCACACAGAAACTGACGATGTACATGGTCAAGACTTGGAAGCTATTTCCCGCGAGCTTGGGTTAAACAATGGTCAGTTGGTTTTCTCCAGACAAAAGGTGCCAGCAGAAAACTTAGCCTTGGCTTACAACATGTGTGATTGTACTATTAATATTGCCGATGCGGAAGGTTTTGGTTTAGCGACTTTAGAGTCTTTAGCCTGCGAAGTGCCAATTATTGTGACAATGACTGGTGGCCTACAGGAGCAAGTTACTGACGGAGAGAACTGGTTTGGTTTTGGTCTTGAGCCTGCAGCAAAAGCTATAATTGGCTCCCAGGAGGTGCCATACATCTATGAAGATCGTGTATCAAAAGAGGACTTTTTAGATGCAATGGTTAAGTTTTATAATATGACTAAAGAAGAAAGAGCGAAAATGGGTGCTGCTGGTAGAAATCACGTACTAACAAATTATTCTTTTGAAAAATATAGAACCAATTGGGACAACCTTTTTACCAAAGTGCATGAGGAATGTGGCTCCTGGGCTACGCGAAAGAATTACCAGTCTTGGGAGATGAAGGAAATAAAATGAGAAAAAAGATATTAGTTAAAGGCCCAGCCTTATCTCGTTCTGGGTATGGAGAGCAAACACGGTTTGCACTACGCTCCCTTCGCAGTCAAGAAGAAAAATATGATATTTATCTACAAAATATTCCGTGGGGTCAAACTGGGTGGATTTTTGATGATAACGAAGAGCGCACTTGGATTGATGCTTGTTTGGCTAAAAGTGTAGAATATGTTGCAGCAGGCGGCAAGTTCGACATGTCATTACAGGTTACAATACCAAATGAGTGGGAAAAATTAGCACCAGTGAACATAGGATATACTGCCGGGATAGAAACAAATCAAATTTCACCAGCATGGATTGAAAAGACTGAAGTAGTTGATAAGATCATAACAATTTCAGAACACTCTAAGGATGGATTCCTAAACACAGTATATGATGTACAAAATAAAGAAACTGGCCAAGTAGTAAAGGGTTACAGGTGTGAAACACCAGTAGAGGTGGTACACTATCCAGTACGAAACGTTAAGCCGGCGAAACTAGATCTAGAACTAGAAAATGATTTTAACTTTTTAGTTTTAGCTCAGTGGGGTGTTAGAAAAAACCTAGAAAATACAATACGTTGGTTTGTTGAAGAGTTTATTGATAGAGATGTTGGCTTGGTTATTAAGACTAATGCCGCAAATGACTCTATTATGGACAGAGACCACTGCGAAAAAAGATTACAAGAGCTTTTGAGTGAGTATGAAAATAGGCAGTGCAAGGTTTATATGATCCACGGCACAATGAAAGAAGATGAGCTGGCTGGTCTTTACAATCATCCTAAAATAAAAGCACTAATATCACTGACGCACGGTGAAGGCTACGGCTTGCCAATTTTTGAAGCCGCGTATTATGGTCTTCCAGTTATAACCGCTGGTTGGTCCGGACACGTTGATTTCTTATCAGCTCCGGTTAAAGAGAAGAACAAAAAAGTTAAAGTTAAGCCACTTTATGCAAAGGTAGACTTTGATGTAAAACGTATTCAAAAAGAAGCTCGCTGGGAAGGTGTTATTGAGAAAAGGTCTGAATGGTGTTACCCGCGAGAAGGCAGCGCAAAGATGCGCATGCGCGAGGTTTATAAAAGTCATGGAAGATTTAAGAGCAATGCACGAAAACTACAATCGTGGATCTTAGAAAATTTCACAGAAGAACAGAAGTATGAGCAATTTGCTAATGCTGTTTGTGACGAGAAGATTGATTTAGACTGTGATTATGTTTTTGTTAGTGACAGATTTGCTGATCAGGCCCCTGGCGGCGCAGAGTTAAGTTTTCAGGCTGTTATAGATACAGCCCCCGGAAAACATCTAAAACTAAACGCCTCAGATGTTAGTGAAAGCTTAATAGATACATTAAAAGATAAAACTTGGATTTTCTCTAATTTTACAGCGATGGATAAATCCCTCGTTCCAAAGATCGCAGAAAACCTGAAGTATTACTTTATAGAATCAGATTATAAATACTGTGAACATAGATTACCACAGCTGTGTCAGATCTTCAATGGTGGAGAGGACTGCGTTTGTGTCGAAAAGGACTCAGGTCAGTTGATTAAATTGTTCTGTGATAACGCACAGTTGTTGTTTTTCCGTTCCGAGAACCAACGCGCACATCACTTAAGTGCTCTGGATCTAAAAAAGAAGGACACTAGGATCATGTCTGCGGTCTTTACGGACGATGTATTAAATTATATTCAAGCATTGCGCAAGGAATTTCTTAATAAGAAAGTAGATGTGTGGGTTGTCAGTTCTTCGCCTTCGTGGGTTAAGGGACATCAGGCTTCGAAGAAGTGGTGTGAAGAAAACAACAAACAAGTATTTGAGCTACATGGTAAGTCTTATAAGGAATCCCTTGCTTGTTTAGCACAGGCCCGCGGCCTCTGCGCACTCCCGCCAGGGTATGATACTTGTCCACGAATGGTTATTGAAGCGAAGTTGTTGGGTTGTGAACTGCAGTTAAACGAGAACGTTTTGCATGCTGATGAAAAGTGGTTCGCTACAGATGACATTGAAGCAATAGAAGCACACTTAAGATCAGTGGTGCCAACATTCTGGAAGGAAGTTTCAGTTTAATATGACAGATCCTCATTTTAAAATTGTTACATCGATGTACAATGTTGAAAGCTGGATCAAAAGAACAGCGTTGAGCGTCAAGAATCAAAATTATACAAACTTTCAATGTGTGTTTGTTGATGACGCCTCCACTGACAAAACTGTTGAGATCTTAGAGGAGCTTGTTGGGGACGATGACAGATTCGCAATTCTTAAGAATTCGGATAAGAAATATTCCCTAGGAAGAATATACGAGGGTATAGAACACGCTAAGCCACAAGATGAAGATATTATTCTCAGTGTAGACGGGGATGACTGGTTAGCAACAAAGAACGTTTTAACTTACCTTAAGGACTTCTACGAGAAGGAACAATGCTGGATGACCTACGGAAGCTACATGGAGTTTCCAACTGGTATGAAGGGAATTGAAGCTTCTGCCTACTCTCCTGCGGTTATTCAAAGTAACACATATCGTACTGATCGTTGGCGAGCATCCCATTTAAGAACATTTAAATACAAGCTTTGGAAGAATATCAAGAAAGAAGATCTCTTAGATTGGAATGGGGATTTCTTTAAAACAACTATTGACAAAGCATTTATGTACCCTATGTTAGAGATGTCGGGTGACCGCGCCAAGTATATCGATGAGATACTTTATGTGTATAACTTGACCAATCCGCTTAATGTCCACAAAGCGCGCAGAGATCTGCAATTAAAAACAAATGATTATTTGAGAGGTAAAAAGGCATATGACCGCAAAGACGTACTGCATTAAAGAAGGATATGTTACGAGAGACGAATATATCCAGAATATACAAATAGGATCTGGAGACAAGTTTCAAGATCGAGTATACGCAAAGGCTCGCGAAGTTTGTGAGCGCAATAACTGCATGACTGTTTTAGATATTGGATGCGGATCTGGCTATAAACTGATAAAATATTTTAGTGATAAAATTTTTTTAGGATTAGAACTAGAGCCAAACTTAAGTTGGCTCAAAGAAACTTACCCACACTATCACTTTCAACTCTCTGACTTCGACAACCCTCCCGGTGGTCGTTTTGATTTGGTTATTTGCTCTGATGTTATTGAACACCTTTTAGATCCGGATCAATTATTAGAGTTTGTACAAAAATTAAATTTTGGTACGTTTGTAGTTTCCACTCCGGAGAGGGATAACATGCAGTTATTACAAAAAGGATTTACCTGGGATGGACCTCCTCATAACCAGTATCACGTTAGAGAGTGGACAGAGGATGAATTTGAACAGTACATTTCTGAAACATTTAACATACAAGAACAAGTATTAACAAAAGGCGAAGAGGTCAGCACAGTAAATGAATGTCAGATCGTTGTTGCAACTAGAAAATGAAAATCTTTTTAGATAATGTAAATCTGAATTCAACTAGTGGGCCAAACCACTTTGGTACAAAACTAAACAAGTATATTAGTCGTCTTGGTGCGACTTGCACAACTAATCTTGATGAATCAAGTTTGGATGTGCAGCTGTCATTTATTGAATCAATTCAAAATTCTAATTTGCCATTAGTTCAAAGATTAGATGGTATCTATTTTGATATTGATACTGATAACAAACTCATGAATTCAAATTTACAGAAAACATACGAGAATTCTGCAGGTGTTATATTCCAGTCTGAATACTGCAGAGACTTATGTTTTAAATATTTAGGTGCGCATGATAACCATACTGTCATTCATAATGGCGCAGACTATGAGTTGATTGATGAGATAGAACCTCTTCAAGATTCGCTCCTTGATAAGTTTGATACAGTTTGGACCTGTGCCAGCCGTTGGCGACCTTGGAAGCGATTAAGGCAAAATGTTGAATATTTTATTAATTTTTCTGGAGAGAACGATTGCTTAGTAGTTGCCGGTAACCCCCCCGACGATGAGGTGGTAAAGCACAACAGAGTGTTCTATGTGGGGCGCTTACCTGTTGACATACTGTTTTCTTTATATAAGAGGTCTAAGTATTTTATACACTTAGCAAGATATGACGCTTGTCCAAACGTTGTTGTTGACGCAAGAGCTAGTGGGTGTCAGATTATTTGTTCTTCGCTGGCTGGAACTAAAGAGGTCGCCGGCCCAAATGCTTTGGTAGTTGAAGATGTGCCGTGGGACTTAGAGCCCGTCAGCACATCACGAATACCAGATATTAAGTTTGATAATGTAACAAAGAACACATACAATACAAATATTGATATGACCTTTGTTGCAAAAAATTACTTAAACTTTTTACAAAAAACTTTACAATAGGATTATTATGTTACTACAAAAACAAGTTGATAAATTTATCATGAATTTGAATGTCGCTGATGGCGGCATTTCTAATGTTCTCTATCACGTTGGTGAGAGAGAATTGGCATTTATGTCTCTTTTGCGCGAAACCGTTGAAGAGGGAATGACATGCGTGGACCTAGGAAGCAATATTGGTTATACAACCCTTTTTATGCTAGACAAGGTGGGTGAAACGGGCAGGGTGTATGCTATTGAACCCGATCCAAACAACCTAGGGCTTCTGCAAAGCAACATACGCCAAAATAATTACACCTCTATATGCGAGGTTACGCAGTGTGCAATATCAGATACAGATGGTCAGTTAGATTTCTGGCAGGCTAGTGCTCCAAACTTGAGCAGTATTACTAAGCACAAGAACAGCACCCATAAGATTACAGTTGATTCATTCTGTCTTAACACTTTCTTATCTAGTCGTGAATATCCAAACTTTCTTAAGATGGATGTTGAAGGCGGGGAAGTTAAGATCTTTGAAGGAGGCTTAGACTATTTTACCAAAAATAGAGGTACAACTCATTTCTTGGTGGAGGTCCACCCAGCAACTTATAATGAAGAGAATGATTTTGAAGCAATCCTAAAAAAGTATTTCGAAATAGGATTTAGCCCAAAGTATGTTGTAACAACTCCAGTTCCGCAACCTACCTTGTTCGCAGAGGCCGGATACACACCTGCCCGTACTGTAGAAACAGATGGATTTCATCGTGGAGTATATGACGATATATCAAATGAGCACTTGTTAGAGTTTGCCTGCAGGGAGCACCAAGAGGGTCGCAGTAAGAAGATCGTTAGAAGTTTCATGCTTTCACGCGAGGAATAGCTTTAAATGTATTTTGAAAAAGGCTTGAATGATTTTGGTATTGTTCTGAAGGGGGCTAGTGTAGCGAGGTTACCAAAGATAGTTGATAACTATCAAGATTGCTACATGGTTAATAATTTTGATCGCAATGCGGACAACAATGACTCTGAGTGGACCTTAGTAGCCCCCTTGCTCTCTGGTAAGAACGTTGCTCATTTTGTCAATAGACTAGAGACAGCACCGCTTTTAAAAGAACATTATGAAGAATTAAATATTAAGCACATTCAATTTACAAAAACCCAACTAGATCAGCGCCTATCCGACATGAAAGGTTTGTACGAAAGTTATAACCTAACCTGTCACACACTCCCAGAGGAACTGTTAGAATATAACAGTTTCTTTACGGACAAATACTATATGCGCCCCGGGGACTCCAACTACGCGGAGAAGCATCCAAATACTGGTGTACTATCAATTATTTACGCAGCTCATATTTTAAAACCTAAAAACTTATGGATAGCTGGTTTAGATTTTTATCAAAACGATTATCTTTTCCGACGACCGTGGATTGCACCATTGAAAAATCAGCAGTTAAAAATGAGAAATACTCAAATGGTAGAACATTTTGTAGAGGTAATAAAAAAGCATCCAGACATCAATTTTAAAATGATTACAAATGCGAATCTGCCTCCATTGCAAAATTTGGAGATTATAGAATGACAATTCAAAATTTTTTAGAAAAGATTAAGCCGAATAAAGAATACAATGATTATCTTAGTGGTAAGCGGGTGGCGATTGTCGGCCCATCAAAACATATGTTGGCTTATGATGCCGGCACCTTAATTGATGATTATGATGTGGTTATTCGAATGAAGTGGGTAGATATCCTACCTTTGGCAGAACACTGTGATGGAAAATATGTCAAGCATGTTGGCAGCAAGACAGACGTTGTTTATGGCAACAGGTTCTTAATTGTCAACAATATGATGCAGGAGTATTTGGAATACTTTAAAAAATCAGGCATTGATCATTATAGGATCCCTGATAATAAAATTTCAAATCACTTCTTTTCGAAAGACTTAGCTTGCGGAACAACATATACAGAGTATTCTTGCGGAGAGTTTGGTGTACAATACCAGCAATCACTAGGAACTTCAGATACAAGATATTGGCCGCAAACAGGAACAGTAGCGATCATGGAAGCAATTGCTAGTGATGCCGCCGAGGTTTTTATTAGTGGCATAACAATGTATCACGGCGGGGGTCACATTTTTCAAAAGAATAAAAACCCAACTCACAATCAACCGATAGTTGGAAAACATCACGGCGTGCTAGAATTATCAATGTTGATAGATTGTTTTGATCTGCCAGAAAATCAGGGGAGAATAAGGGTTGATGAATTTTTGTACAATATTATGAACTTTCATAAGCAAGGCACCCCAACAAAAGAGATTACAAAGATTATAAATAAGCGTGTAAATGATTTGGTATGATAGGCAACAAAAAAGTTTTAGCAGTCACCCTCGCCCGCGGTGGCTCGAAAAAGATTCCAAGAAAAAACATAATAGATATTAATGGAAAGCCTCTGTTGGGCTACACAACAGAAGTAGTACAAAAAAGCAAGTATGTTGATGCGCATATCGTGTCGACAGATGATACAGAAATATCTATTGTAGCACAATTGTGTGGAGCCTCAGTACATATGAGAGATCCATCTTTAGCCTTAGACACTACAACTTCTGCTGCAGCACTTTTAGATGTGGCAAAAAAACATCCAGATTACGACTATGTGGTTGAAGTAATGGCAACAAATCCATTAAAAACCACAGAAGACCTTGACAACGTAATAAAAAAGCTTTATGATACTGGTGCAGACTCTGTTGTGTCGGTGGTTAGAATATGGGACCAGCACCCTTCTAGAGTTAAATATATTAAGGACGATAAGCTAATGGACTTTTATCCAGAAATACCAGAGTCCCGCCGGCAGGATTTGACACCAGCAGCGTATGTTCGCAATGGCAGTATCTATGCAACAACTATGAAATCATTTTTGGAGCACAAAGTTCGTTTAGGTCCGGACACGCGACCACATATTATGTCAGAAGAGAACACAATTAACATTGATGAGCCTAGGGATTTAGAATTAGCGAGAATTTTATTAAAATGAAAATTATATGCATAACTCCAATCACAGACACGATGATGGAAAACCTCCAGAGCCGCGGCAGCGTAACATATTGTCCAAATATTAACAAAAACGACCTGTCAGTTGCTCTACAAGAGGGTTATGACGTAATCTTTACCAACCCTAACAAGCAGGGGTTTATGCTCGATAAAGAGCTTCTGGGGCCCTCTAGCGTGTCTGTTATATGTACAGCATCCACTGGGACGAACCATATTGACAAAAAATACTGCGAAAGTAACGATATTACTGTGCTTTCCATAACGACTGATTATCACTTACTCAGGAAAATTACATCTACAGCTGAGCACTCTTTTGGGCTTATGTTATCGTTATTGAGAAATGTCCCCCGCGCACAGCAGTCTGTATTAGATGGTGGCTGGAACTGGGAGCCCTTTTTGGGCCGACAAATTAATTCATTAAAAGTTGGAATTGTTGGCTTTGGCCGCCTAGGCGAAATGATGGCTCACTACTGTGACTCATTCGGCGCCGGCGTTTATATACATGATCCTTATAAGAGTTCTAAATTTAGATATATGCAGTCTCAGTCGTTGGAATCTTTGTTTAAAACATGCGACGTTGTTTCTTTACATGTACATGTCACAGATGAGACGCGACATTTTATTAACAAAGAGCTATTGCAAAATATAACATCTCCTGTATACTTGATTAACACCTCTCGCGGAGAAGTTGTTGATGAAAAAGATATTGTATCTATGTTAGAATCAGGTAAACTAGCCGGCTATGCTACAGATGTTGTTGAAAACGAATTTGACAATATTAACGATAGCCCGATCATCCAACGAATGGATGATCTAAACATCATTGTAACTCCACATATTGGTGGAATGACTAGTGACGCAAGAGAGTTGGCTTATAATGGAGCGATTAACAAATTGGAGAATTTAACATGACAGAAATTATTGCTGAAATTGGTTGGAACCATATGGGAGATTTAGAACTAGCAGAAACTATGATCCGCGCCGCTGCAGAAAATGGTGCGACGTATGCTAAGTTTCAAACTTGGTCTGTTTCGAGACTAAAAGATGGTGAGTGGAATCTAGATGGCCGTCGCCAAATCTACGAGAATGCAGAGCTGTCTGCAGACGACCATGTTAGTTTGATTAACCTTTGCGATAAGCATGGGATTAAATTTCTATCTTCAGTATTTAGCGTGCCTGATGCGGAGTTGTTAGTCGGTTTAAACCAAACTCATGCTGTTAAAATTCCAAGCTTTGAGTGTAGGAACGTCGAGCTAGTTGATTATTGTAATGAGCACTTTGAGAAGGTTTATATGTCCACAGGTACATCAAAGTGGGCAGAGTTGAGGGAGATGGTACCTAGGATTAATAAAGCTGAGCTTGTTTTACTTCATTGTGTATCATCCTACCCATGTGAGCCAAACATGGCAAACATTTCAAAGTTGACAGATTTGAAGGAACTGTGTCCACGAATTGGCTATAGCGATCATATTATGGGTGTTGAGTCTGCAAAGGTTGCTTTGGCTTATGGTTTGAATGTAGTTGAGAAACACTTTACAGTAGACCATGATCTTCCAGGCAGGGATAATAAATTTGCGATATTGCCCGAGGAGTTAGGTGATTTGTCAAGTTTTATTAAGCTGGTTGACCAGATGCATGAGTATCATGGTCTAGACTATCAGCCGGCTGAAGAGGGTGCAAGAAATGAATACTCAGGTAGGTTCAATGGCTGACAATCTTTCTATTATTATTCGAAATAGAAATGAAGAAAACTGGATAGGTTATGCGATCCAGTCTTGTTTGGACACGTTTAATGATCCGGAGATCATAATTGTTGATAACAACTCAATTGATCAATCTATGGAAATCGTTAATGAATTCTGTTTTTCAAACATCAAAATAATGCAAATTGATAATTATTCTCCGGGGCGGTCACTTAACATGGCAGTTCGCGCTGCATCGAATGATACAATCTTAGTTTTATCTGCACATAGCGTTATTACAAGGCCCATTAATTTAGATCGAGTTAAATCGAACTTAAGACAGCATGCCGCTGTATTTGGAAAGCAGACGCCCGTATATAGGGGCCGTAAGATTACAAAACGGTATGTGTGGTCCCACTTCACAGATGAATCTGTAGTCAACATGTGGTCTGATGCAGAGGAAAGACACTTTTTACACAATGCTTTTTGTTTTTATGATAAAAGCGTTCTATTAGAGAATAAATTTGATGAGAGACTTTCTGGTAAAGAAGACCGCTATTGGGCTAACAAGGTTGTTTCTCGTGGTTTCACGTATTTGTATGATGTTGAATTGCAGTGTGACCACCACTGGACCCCAGCCGGAAACACATGGAAGGGCTTAGGCTAGTGAGAATAGTCGCTTTTATTCCAGCTAAAGGCAACTCGCGTAGGCTAAAGGGTAAAAACATATACCCTTTGAAGGAAAAACCTCTTATATGTTGGACTTTGGACGCAATAAAACAGTCAAAGTATCTAAATGAGACTTATATTTCAACAAATAGTGAGGAAATTGCTAATATTTCTTTACTTTATGGGTTTAATGTTATTCATCGACCGGATAGCCTAGCCTTAGAAAGTGTTGGAAAACAACAGGTTTTAGAACATGCATTGTCGGAAATAGAGAAGTCTGGAAAAGTAGACTATATTTGCATGTTACAGGCCAACTCTCCACAGATTGAAGCTTGTAAAATAGACGAAGCTATTGAAAAAGTAGCACATTCAAACGGAGAAGTTTGGGAATGCTTGTCAATTAACAAGGAAACTTTGTTCACTGATGGCGCTATAAGAGTTTTTAATACAGATTGTGTATCCCGCCTAGGGTTGGGAATGTACATAAGTGCAGTTCTTACAGATTATATTGATGTACACACAATCGAAGATATTAACACCCTAGAAAAGATGGATTTCTAAAGAATGTATAAAGTAACAGTTGGCATATGTTGCTATCGACAAGATGATTGGGTGTATCGATGCCTTCGAAGTTTAGCATCCCAGACCTTGAGCAAAGACCATTTTGAGGTTGTTCTAGTCGATGACAACGAAGTGCCGAGTCAAAAATTACAAGATGTTTGTACAGCAATGGGTGATGTACTTAATGTAAGGCTTATACAGAACAAGAAAAATATGGGCTTACCCACATCATTAAATAATATTTTAAAGACTGCTCGTGGCAAGTATTTTGTTAGAGTTGATTCAGATGACTATGTTTCTAGACACTTTCTATACATGCTATCAACCATGTTGGAAATGAACAGGAGCTATCAAGCGGTTTGCTGTGATTATATGAAAGTAGATCATGTTGGCCAGAAGCTAGGGTATTATGATTCTTTTTCAGAACCAATTGCTTGTGGCGTTATGTTTAGTTATGAAGCTTTGTGTTCGTTAAATTTTTACAATGAAGAATACAAAATGCGCGAGGGCCATGAGCTATTGGAGAGGTTCCAAAAAAAATATTCTATGTATCACTTAAAAGCTCCGCTATATCGGTATAGAATACATGAAGAAAACAGAACAAACAACGTTGATAAAGTAGCTTATTACGATTCAAAACTTAAGGGAGAACAAGATGGCTAGATGTTTAGTGACCGGACACCGCGGTTATATTGGTACAAAATTGGTACAAGAGTTAGAGCGCCAAGGACACGAAGTCTTAGGTATTGATCTACAGGATGGTAAAGATGTAATAGATGAGCTGCAAGAACACACGGATGGAAAGTTTCACCCACATTACACTAATTTTAAACCAGAGTATTTGTTTCATTTAGCTTGTATCCCTAGGGTTGCATATAGTGTAGAGCAGCCAGTGGAGACGATGCAAAACAACGTGATGGCAACAAGTGTTGCTTTAAACTTCGCGCGCAAGAATGGAGTAAAGAGGTTTATTTATTCTAGTTCATCTTCTGTTCGGGGCAACGGGAACGGCCCAGTCAGCCCATATGCATTACAGAAATACACATCAGAGCTAGAAGTGGGAATGTATAGTGCTCTTTATGGCACGATGGACACTGTGTCTCTTCGATATTTTAATGTTTATTCTCACGATCAGGAAGCATCTGGCCCATATGCAACTGCAGTTGCGGCATACATGAAAGCTGTCCGTGATGGTACCACTCCTCATATTACTGGAGACGGAGAGCAGCGGAGAGATATGTCTCATGTCTTAGATGTTGTTTCTGCGAACATATTTGCTATGAATTTCGATATGAATTTTTGTGGCCAATTTTTTGATGTAGGCACCGGAGACAATATCTCCTTGAATCAAATAAAAAATATTGTACAAAAGCATCATCCTCATGTAAAATTTGATTATGTCGAAGAACGCGCTGGAGATGTTCGCTTAACGAAGGCTGATATGACACCACTAGAAGAGCTAGGGTGGACGCCCGACTGGAACATCTATGACGGTATTGAGGACTGTTTTGAGAGAACAAAAGTAGGATAAGATGAAAGAAGAAATTGGTATAATAGGAAACGGATTTGTTGGCTCCGCAATTGCTGCCGGCTTTAGTTTGCATGCAGATGTGAAAGTTTACGATGTAGATCCAACGAGGTCAACGCACAATATGCGAGACACTATCAATGAATCCAATGTCATCTTTGTTTCTGTTCCAACGCCTATGACGACTGCCTTGGGTGGCGAGATTGATACATCAATCATGGATGGCGTTTTCGAACAAATCTCTTTGTTAAATAAGCGAAAAGACAATATTTTTGTTGTAAAATCTACAGTTATTCCGGGTACTGTTGAACGATATATTGATAAGTATCCCGAGTTGAATATTGTGTTCAGCCCAGAGTTCTTAACAGAACGCGCCGCCCGATTTGATTTTATTAACTCATCCAGGGTTATTTTAGGTGGAACAAAAGAACTAACTGAACGAGTTGAGATGGCAATGAGGACTCGGTTCCCATATGTTAGAATTATCCACACAGATGTTACAACCGCGCAGTTTATCAAATATATGGCGAACTGCTTTTTTGCTACAAAGGTATCCTTTATGAATGAAATGAGGCAAGGTGCTGACAAATTAAATGTTAATTGGCAAGATGCCATGCTTGGTTTTATTACAGATGGAAGAATTGGAAACTCCCACATAGATGTCCCAGGCCATGACGGGAGTCTTGGCTTCGGAGGGAAATGCTTTCCAAAAGACTTGAATGCATTTATTGAAATGTTTCACGAAAATGAAGTGGAGCCAACAGTTATGAAAGCTGTTTGGAACAAGAATTTAGAAGTTAGAGATGATTTGGACTGGACTAAGATTGAAGGTGCGGTCACTAAAAAAAAGAAAAGGAATTCAAAATGAAATTAAGTAAGCAAGCGTTAGGCGCAATTATGATGACTTTACAAAAGTCTTTAATGGAGCAGAGTGACATTGTTCCGATGTTGGAGAATTTTAACTTGGCCACCGATGAGAATGATTCAACCTTGTTGCACGTTGTTAATCCTCCTGTTGTTAGTTTTGAGGGCGTTAAGATCGAAGAGACTTTCGATGCCGATGGCGACTCAGAAGACTCTGAGGAGTAAATGCCGAGATACACATATCAGTGTCGCTCCTGTGAGGGTGTATTGAATGTGTATCATTCTATCAAAGAAACTTTGCACGATTGTACTTTGTGTCATATAACTGGTTCTTTAGGTAGGATGTTGAGTACACCTTTGCTCACAAAAAAAATAGGGTCAACTAAAGTTGGCGAGGTGACAGAGAACTTTATCGAAGATGCGAAAAAGGAATTATCTCTGCAAAAGAAAGCTTTAAAAAAGAAAAGATGACAATTGCTCTAATATTGCTGAGTATATCAGTGTTACTAAATGTTGTTCTTGTTTGGTACTTGCTCAAGGTGCTAGCTAAACTACTATACACATCTGACAATCTTGGTGATCTATACATAGTGGCGGCTTCTTATTCTAAATTTGTTGAGGAACTCTATGGCATGGATATGTTTTATGGGGAACCGACAATACAAGAATTAGTTTTAAGATCTAAGGAGTTAGTTGCCGAAATACAAAACTTTGAATCTATTTATGAGCTTACAACAGATCTTGAAGATGGAATGGAACTAGATGACGAAAATAGTGAAGAAAAGACGGAAGAGGACTAAGAATTTATATTTCACCAAAGAGCACGAACTGGCTATAATTGAATATACAAACACGAATTCTCGGGAGAAAAGAACAGAGTTATATATAAATTGGATCCAGCCGGCGTTCGATCAAATGGTGGATAAAATCATATATACTTATCGTTTTAGTAATTTACCAAACATTGATTATCTTAAGCAAGATTGCAAAGTTTGGCTAACAACAATATTAGACAAGTACGATCCCTCTAAGGGTTCGAAAGCTTTCTCTTATTTTTCTGTTGTTACTAAAAACTGGTTTATTCACAAGGTCAAGAAGAATGCTAGCAGAAGCAGGAAAGAAGTTTTCTTAGACGACCTGACAAACGATGCTATTATAGAGCAAATAACAGATGACTATTCTTACATTAAGGAAAGACAGTCTAGAGAATTCTGGCTTCATTTTTACCATGAGATGAATTCTTGGACTAACGCAAACTTAAAACCCAATGAGAGAAAGGTCTTAGAAGCAATCAGAATTTTATTTGAAAGCTCTGAAGATATAGAGATTTTCAATAAAAAAGCTATTTACTTATACTTAAGAGAACTTACCGGCCTAAACACAAAGCAGGTTGTAAACATCTTAAATAAGTTAAGAATTAAATATAGGAATTTTAGAAACAAATGGGACTCAGGGGAAGTTTAGAAGATTATCTAGAAGAGGTTACAAGAAATGTTAGAGACGACAGAGCTTTAGCAAAAACTCTTTTAATTGATGCAATGCATGAGATGAAAAACTCTGATGCTGCCAAGAAGGAGTATGGACCCCTTGCTGCTAAATATATTGAAAATCTTCAACGATCAAACGAACAGTTAGTAAAATTATCGACAATTGTGCAAAGAGTCAGCAACACTAATGCTGGTTTATCTGCAGAAGATAAGTCTGATATATATGACATGATTAAGGATAAGAAAGATGAGCGCGATTGAGGATTTCATCGCGCGATGGCCAAAAACACTAAATTATAATTCAGCATCTACACCTCTAGACACTAGAAGATCAAAGAGTTTAAAAGCATTAAGTGATGCGATAGAAGATCGGCATACTTTAAATACTAGAGAGGCCGTCGTAGAACACGAAGCACTGGTTTTAAAAGTAAAGCCATATTCTCCCCCTCCTGGCACAGCCCTAGATCCAGATATGGGCTTTTTTTCAACAACCCCTCCAAACGTTGAGCTAAAATGTGTACTTCTAACAGATCCAGAATCTCAGGTCAGATCGACCCTCCCAAAAAACATCCCAGCGCCCCCGGGCACTATGGACGATCTTATAATTGAAACATCTTTTCCTTCTTTTGTGGGAAGAGTTTTTCACGATCACCCCGTTGAGGTGGGTGACATTGTTATAGTACATAAGACAGAAGCTACCGATGCCGAAGGGGTGTATATTAAAAAACTAGGCGTAAAGTGGCTTCCGACCGGAGGAGGGGCGTTTACAAGTCCAGAAGAAGTTCATAGAAATTTAACCTCTGGGCCTATAACTATGGGCAGCTATACTGGTGGGTTGAGCAGCTATAGCGGCGGAAAAAATACAGCACTAATTTTTGGAGACAGCCAAATACAGGGCGCAATAGGCCGAAATTTTGAGAAGCTATTGCCGAAAAATGGCTGGACTTTAGTTGGTGGAAATCGACTAGGAAAGGTTGGCGCCAAACCTTCATTTTGGGTAAAAGACGGAAATCAGAGCGCAGATTTAAAACAAAGATTACAGGCCCAGCCCGGGCTTATCGTAATTAACTTGGGCGGGAATGGCATCGCAGGTACAAAAAGCTTGTTAGATTTAATTAATGAAACAACCCCGGCCTCCAAGGTTATATGGCTAGGTCCACCCCCCGCGGTTAAACCAACTAGTGCCCCATCTGATGTACAGTTGGTATATGCCACCCCAGCACCCCCCGGAACTGCAACTAGTGCCTCAAGATACAAAAGATATTATGTTAATTATAGAGAATACAGGGAAGGGTTAGCAAATAGGCTATTTGATACGGTAGCCAGCCACCCCGGCGCAAATCCAGTTATTACGATTAACGCAACTGCAGCGTTTGATTCGCTGGGGATGACCTCTTCTCCAGATGGTGTACACGTTGTTGATCCATATGCTAGGCAATATGTGGAAAAATTGATTGAAATGCACAACATGAAGGTTGTTTAAAATTTAAAATGTTTCTAATTATTTACGAGGTATACAATGGCTGAACAAACACCTATAGAACTTTTTATTGCAAAATATAGAAAAAATATGTCGACAGCTATCGATCAACCCGTTATCGATACTCGACGGCCTAGGACTCTTAAAAAAGCAAAGGACTTAATAGAATCTCAATCCACACTAGACATAACGGCAGGAATTCACGAGCACGATGCTTGGGTGATGAGAGTGGATCCCTGGTCCCCGGACCCCGGAACAGCCCTAGACCCAAATATGGGTTTCTTTTCAATGCCAGGTACAAACTATACAGTTTATTGCGTAATCCTCTGTTGTCCATTGACAATTGGCCTACCCTTGCCGGGTACTGACCAACTGGGAGCACCAAGCAACACTTTAGGTGGTTTTCTGATAGAGCAATTTCCAAGCTTTGATGGCCGAGTGTTTGATGGATCAGAAGGGCTTCCAGAGGTGGGTGACATTGTTAAAGTAACATACAATGGTGTAAACAAAACAAGAGGTGTGTGTACCGGTCGCACTGGCCTTCGTTGGCTACCAATTGTGGGCGGAAGCTACACTCCAGCATTGTCTTCTTTTGGTTCTATGGCATTTCAGCCTGGAATGATGGGAAATGTAAGCTGTAATGAATCTGCCGGCACTGGAACAACTAATGTACCTAGGTTTTCCTATAGTGAGTTGAAAACAATGAGAGCACCACTTCAACCTCTTTTAGAATATATCGCAGCCCATGAATCTAGAGGAAATTACAATGCAGTAAACAGAGGCGTTGGGGGAGACACTCCCGGTGGAGCAAAAGCTGTTGTTGGCAAAAACCTAACAGAAATGACAATTCAAGAGGTCTTGGACTTTATGAAAGGTGGCTCTAGAGCAGCCGAAACAGGACCCGGAGGGCAAGGTTCCGTTGGGTTCTTGGCTACAGGAAAGTATCAATTAATCCCTGTCACTCTTAACGCTGCAATCAATAGCACTGGTATATCTAAAAGCACACTGTACAATGTAGAAACCCAAGAAACTCTAGGAGTTTATCTGCTATTAAAGAAGAGAAGAAAGCTTGGAAGCTATTTAATAGGTGCTAATAACGATTCCTGTGAGGCAGCCCAGGCAGCTGCTCTAGAGTGGGCATCTCTTCCTCTCCAGTATGGCAGATCAAATGGTTGCCAACGTGGGTACAGCGCATATTGCGTTGGGGGAGCAAACGCAACAGGAAGACTGAGTAGATCTCCAGAAGAGGTTATACAAAAATTACAATCTGCTCGCAGTGCTGTGACAACTAACCCTGTAGCATTGCAACTTATAACAAGTAAAGGCTCTGTGGTGGTTTAAAATGGGCGAAGAAAACAAATATACAATACCAAAATCTGTTCGCAAGGCCGTCGATCAAGCCGGCCTTCCTAAGCCTGAAAGAGATTTGCTGGAAAATCTAGATAATATGGTTTTAAAGCATATGCATTCTGGAATAGGTGGTGGCAGGCAAACAGAAGCTATACCTGAATTTAATTCCTCTCCCTCTGAGCATATAATTTCTGCAAGGGATCTAGGTAGAAATGCCTCTATTGTTCTTGGATATGATAGGGAATCAACAAAAACAACAGGTTATGGTGGAAGAGGTCACACACATGCCGCCGCCATCGATATAGTTGTCGGTCGAATGGGCCCGTATGCAGTAGAAGCAGATAACAATGGTAACAAGGTGAAAGCCAATATTGGATTTAAAGTCGATTCTGCGCGCATATATATAAGTCAAAAAACTGATATTGATGAATATTTTGGAATCAACGAAGGTAAGGTCGGAAGTCCAAAAGGTAGATCTGCTATAGCTCTCAAAGCTGACAGTGTTCGTTTAGTCGCTCGAAAAGGAGTGAAAATAGTCACAGGGGTTGATACAAGAGAGTCAGCTGGTTTTAGGCAGCTAGCCACAGACGGCATTGATTTGATGGCTGGAAACCCAGAGGATGAAACCGCTTTGCAGCCTCTAGTTAAAGGCGATAACTTACGACAAGCTCTTTCGGATCTTTCAGAGCAGATCGCCAAACTAAGAGGAGTTCTTTACGGATTTTTAAAATCACAAAGGGATTTTAATACAGACATACTTAACCACCAACACAATTCTCCATTTATGGGAATACCAACATCTCAGCCTTTTGTTTTAGCAGCTAAAGGTATCAGAACAATAATAGAACAGGTTGCAACGTCAGAAAAAGATATTAATGCACATGCTGCCACGCTTACAGCATGGGAACAAAATTATTTAAATCCACTAAAAACAGATACTTATATTAATAGCAACTACAATAGGACAAACTAATTTAAAATGGCATCTCCTCCAATTACAACCCCTCCACCCACAACTAATGGTACCATGCCAGAAGTTAGATGGAGTCTTAAAAGCGTTAATCAGCCATACGAGGAAGCTGGTTTATACAAGGTTATTGTTCGCTCAACATCGAGAGACAAAGAGGGCACCCTTGAAGATTTTGTTACAATGTCCACTTTAGAGAGGGCGATTGATTTAGTTTATAATTTTTATGGCAAGATAGATATACCCGGAACCGATAGTTCCGGTGGTTCTGGGCATGCATCTAAAACTTTAAAAGAGAAAATTACACCAGAAAGTGCTATGGCCGGCTCAAACGTTGTAGCTATGACAGTGGTGGATCATTTTATTGATGATCGGCCAAACTCTGCTATAAAGCTTTTAATAACTTTTAGCAAGATGGCTATAGATCGAAAAGCCGATTATACTTTTGATCCATCTCAGATAGTCCATCAAAAACACTTTGAGTTTCAATCTTTAGAGAGACAGGTTAAGAAACTAAAAAAACTATTTATGGATTACCATAATGTTGCAAAATTTTTTGATGGAAGAATAAGCCCGTATATTAATTTTAAAAAAGAATATGAAAGGTTAGCGTCTTGGTATGACTCTCTTGTTGAGTTTGTCGAGTTTAACAACATAAGAAAAACATCAGATGAGAATGACACAATCATACTCAGCTTAGATGAAAATTATGGTCTATTACAAGTAGAGGTAATCCAGCAAGGGATAGCAAGCACCCTGCTTAGAGGGTACGATCATTATAAATCAAAAACTGCTCTAGGGAATGCAAGAACAAACGCACTTTCTTTGAATATTACAGAAATATCTAAAGTTCGTAAAGATCCTATAACTTGGAGTGAGTTTATAAAAAGGTATTTTATCGCTGGATCATCAACAGAACAAATAAAGATTACTCACACGGGTCGCTCAAGAACACCGTCAGTGAGTGATGAAATGGCTGCGGAAGCTAATGACAAAAATAAACTTTTTCAAACAGAGGCCGACGCGGAAGAAGAAAGGCGACAGATTAGGCTCAACACACAAAGGTCGCAGCGAATGTACAATGAAGCTGCATCAGAAGCCGAAACAAGCCTTGAACAAGATCTAAGAAAAATTGCAAAAGAAATTAAGAAAATAAACAGTGCTGAAAAGCTAGTCCGTGACTTTATCATGAGGTACGGTATTGACAATCTTATTTCCGCTGGCTTAGAGTGTCTTGCTAGCCGCGCAGGAATAGATCCAGATAGTATTCCACCAATTCCGGGTATTGATCCATATTCACTACCAACCCCCCCAACAGAGATTAAATTTCCAAAATTTCCAATGGAAATTCCAACATTTGATCCGGCTGCAGAAATACAAAAAGGAATAAAGGAGGGCATGAAAAAGGCCCTGGAGGAAGCTATCAAGGCAATGGTTAATGCAGTTGCAGACATGATTAGTGATATGTGTGCTGATAAGGATTATGGACAAGCAGAGCCATTATCATTGGCAATAACTGGTAATTTAACTCCAATAGAGGAAGACAAGGGCCCCGGCGCTTTAGATTCCTGTTTTGAAGATCACGGCATGACAAGAAACGAAGGAATCATGTTTGTTGATTCAGTATCTGATGTGCTGTCTCCAACGGAAGTTTGTGACTTGTTAAATGGCTCTCCCTCCACTAGTGTGATGGAAGCTATACTTGATATTGTTGGCCAGCAAAACTTAGAACTTAATTTTATGACAGAAGAGTCTGTTCTTGATTTCTTTGGCTGTCTCGGTGACTTAATAGATCCGAGCTATTGCGATGCAATTTATAATCCTCCGATACTCCCAGCAGAGGTGGATCCTTGTTTGTTTGAAGATTCCCTCATTGATGCTCTCGGAGACGAACAGGCATTTAATGATCTAAATGATCTATTAGATTTAATAAATAACGATGAACCAGTAACCGACCCAATGTCAATCTGTGAATCCGGTATAATTCCAGCACTCAGTGGTATGCCTGCTATGGCTCACTCGATGGGCAAAGCTCTAGACGGAGTTTTGGGCCCCGCTCAGACTTCATTTATAAATGACGTTAGTGGGTTAAAGAGCCTGTATTTGAGGGTTGATAGAAGTCAACCTAATTTTGAATTGATTGAGCAGCTCGTTGCCGCTGGAGCCCTTAATACACCATCGGAAGAGGAGGAAGCAGCCCGAGAAGAAAAGATGAACTCTTTAAACAATTTCTTTGCGTTAGATGCTTTTGCTGGAAATGAAGACTTAGCCAACATTGCTTCTTTGGTGGAACGTGGAAATAATGCAGTCATGGCTGGCGCAAAATTTGTGGTGCAAGCTCCAATACGAAGAACATTGCTAAACTTTGTAGAGGAAATTCAAACGCCTTGGAATCCTGAGATTCCAAATTCATTTAATTGGGCCTTCTCTATCGGTACCGATTCTGATGATATTCATTTTGGTTCTCCAAACCTGATAGCAATACAGGACACTCAAAGCGGCGATACGATGTCTCATCCCGAAGGCATAGAGATTCCAGAGTTATACAACGCTAGCTACACAACCGCCAGAAATTTAACCGCTATGGAATTCGGTCAAAAGATTCGGGATTCATTATCTTCCCTTGGTGGCTCTTCCAGCGCAGCAGTGATGAATGATTTGGCAAATGTTGAATATTTCAATACAGTTTTATACATGGCAGAGAGCGCAGCAGAAGGTATTCTTAATTCAGACCTGTTCGATTCAGAGGAGTTTAGAAAGTTTTCACTTGTTCCTGTGCCATGTCAAGACGGCACAGAATTAAACGCTGCAGATCTTCTAGATATAGAGAATATTAAGCAGACAGCCTTAAACGACTTTTTTCAAGGCGCTTGTATTGAAGGGGATTATGAAATTGGCCCCCTTGAAGATGCGATGATGTTCGCAGTGACAAATGTTTACATTCAGGTTTATGTTGTGGAGCAGTTGTTAAAGAACATATTCTTGTTTAACACATATGGAACAGCCGAAGTGCTGTCAGATCCGGTGTTATTAAAGAAGATGGTCGAAGATATAAAAAACAGCTTCTCTATCGAAGCAGAAAGAATATCACCAGAAGACCCGTCCTCAGTTGAGCCCTCTCTTCATACAACGATTGAAGAACTAAGCAAGATATATGTTAGAAAATTACTAGCTGCTCCACCAGAAAATAGTTTACCAGATTTAATTAACGAAGGGCAGTTTATTTTAATGGAACCATCCGAGGTCACAGCAGCCTTCGCGCTGGAATACATTGTTCAGAAAAGATTAAAGGATGCTTCAGAGACAATAGGTGCTATCCTAACTGGTGGCTCTACCGCATCTTTTCATGGTCAATATTTAGCCAATGGTTTACCAACATCTGAGTTGTGGACCCCTAGAGACGGCACTTTAGAACTACAACAATCTTCAGGTGGCAATGGATACACTTACAAATACCTTCTTGATGTACCAATTGGGGCTGCTGACGAAGATTACAGCCCTGAACTTCCAGCAGTGCCATCTTCTGGTTTGGGAATTGAAAGATACGTGTTGATGCACTTAAATGAAACACTTGTCTCTACACTGTCTGGGTTAGAACAATATATCATTAATAATATTATAATACCTGAACTTGGCCCTCACTTCCAACAACAGGCTGATCGCCGTCGTTATATTCTGTCTTTTGATGAATTTAGCACGTTTTTAACTCGCAGTGCTCAGTTCGCAGATGTTTCTGAAATATTAGATGAACTGCCGCCGGTAACCTTAGCCGCGGCTAATGGCTCTGGTGTTTCTAGAAAAGATATTAAGATTGACGAGAACAATTATGAAGCATTAAGGTTTATGTCAAATCTTATATCACACGAGATGGATGGCTCTACAGCGTTAATCGGACCATTGAGAGATGCTACACAAACAGGCGATCAATACCCAGATCCCCTGACAGATCATGCAGAAAAATTATTCATACCAGAGAGTTTTTGGACAACCACATATGGTCAACCGCGCGCAGACTGGACTGCCCCTCATTATATATACAACGATGATTTTGATGAAATGTCCGTTGGCTTCCCAGATAGTTGGGGAGAATATAATCCATCTCTCGGCGCCGATCCTGCCACACCGAATGTACCAAGGAGGATTTACTTAACTCCTCCAAATAATGGAAACTGGGTCTCTAACGGCGTTGTTCAGTATAATCAGTTTAAATATTATTCCCCACAAGGACACGCAGAACAGGTGGACCCAAACGAAACCCAGCCTGCTGGCATTTTAAATTTCTGGTCTGCTGTAGAAAACTTCCCAGTCTTTTTAAGGGAAATTCCACTATCGGTCCTTCGCGATCTTAACAATCAGCCATCTATCGCGCCCAGTGGAGATTATCAGTTCTCTCAGACAGCGCCACCATTCTCAACTGTGTTCGAAAATATTCGTTTAGGCGCCAGATTAATTTATTATACGCCATACAAACAGTTCTCTGAATTAGAACCCCGCGGTTACTTTGAAACATATGGTCAAGATTTGACTCAGCAAGAACAGAAGTGGTTAGAGTATAGAACAGGTCCACCAATAAGGGGTGGCAATAACAAATACATTTTCCCAGTAGATATAGGGGCGTATGGTGCTATTCAGATTGCTGAAAACAGACAGGAGTTACTTGGCTCTTCATCAAATTACATATATGCCAAGTTTAGATCATCAAAGTCAGAACTGTATGAATCTTTAGCCTCGTCTGCTGGCTATCGAGATTTGTTTGTTAATGACTTGTATGGGTCTCCGATACTACCGGCAAGAGAAATAATTGCATTCTTTGCGTTACTAAGTCAAGCTGTGTCCGACAATAAATCTGCCGACATCAATAAAATGTTTGATGATACTAAGTTAAATTTAAGATTTGTAATGCGCGCCTTATTAGCCGGCAATGATTATGCGTTTGAAGATCCGGAAGACCGATCTTCTGCGCAAGCAGCTCGCGATGCAGTTTTAGGCATTGTAGGCGCCGGCGCAGCTCCGTTTGCGCAAATGGGCGCGTCTTTTGTACTTAAAATGTTGATAGAAACTCCAAAAATGATTGTTAAAGGGTTGGCTGAAATATTAGACCCTCACGTTGTAATAGGTACACAGATAAGAAATATAACAGGTCCAATATTACAATCAATACCATCCTCTTTGCCGTTTGATGAACTGCTGCAGCTGCTGCAAGAGGAGATAGAGACGAAAGCAGACCAAGATGGAATTCCAGGGCCGCTAGTACCTCAAATTAAAAAGACGGGTATAGACATGGTTGGCAAATTACCATTACTGTTTTTGCCGCCACCAACACCGCTTGGGATACTTTATATCTTGTTAAATATGAATTTAGAAGACCTAATTGAATTGCCAGATTGTGATTCGGAGTAAGAATGAGTAAATTAATTCAACCTTTAACTAAATATAACAGGTAAAGTTATGAAAGGTTTATCACCAAAATTTCCACTTGTTTTGAACACGGCTGAAATTACATATCAGCTTAATGTCTCGTACAAGGAGATGATCGCACAAAATTTAAAGAATTTATTGTTAACAAGTCCAGGCGAACGAGTCATGGAGCCAAACTTCGGTGTTGGTTTAAGAAATTACTTTTTCGAACCTCTGTTACCAGAAACTCTCATCCAGATAAGAGAAAATGTATACTCTCAGGTAGGAACGTACATGCCGTTTGTTGAGATAATAGATGTTGAGTTTTTTGAATCAGATGATGTTGGAGCGAACCCTAATATGCTTTCTGTAAAAATTATGTATGCAATAACTCCTTTACAAGAGGTGGACACGCTTAGCATAAATAATGATTTTTTAACTTCTTAACGGGAAACTAACTTATGGCTAAAAAAATTAAATCAATTGATTATACAAGCAGAGACTTTGAGTCTATTAGGCAAGACTTAATCAATTATACAAAAAAATACTATCCTGACTCTTTTAAGGACTTTAATGAGGCTGGGTTTGGAGCATTGATGCTCGATAGTGTTGCTTATGTTGGCGATATGCTTTCTTTCTACTTGGATTATCAAGCAAATGAAAGCTTTCTAGAAACATCGATGGAATATGCGAACATTGTCAAACACGGAAGACAGATGGGGTACAAATACCCAGGAGTACCTTCTTCTTCTGGGTTAGTTTCTTTGTATATTACAGTACCGGCCAACGCAGACGGCACCGGCCCAGACATGTCATATGTCCCAACTCTTCTTAAAGGAACCCAGTTTACGTCTTTAAATGGTAGCATTTATACATTAATGGAAGATGTTTATTTTGGAAATGCGACCAACGAAGTGGTTGTATCAACTGTGGACTCCTCCACTGGCGTACCGACAAATTTTGCTATTAAAACATCAGGCTTAGCCATTTCTGGTCGTTTAATATCGCAAGAAGAGACAGTGGGTGATTTTCAAAAATTCTTGCGCATAGGATTGAACAACCCAAATGCTACTGAAATTGTTTCATGTGTTGACTCCGAAGGTCATGAATATTTTGAAGTGGATCATCTTTCTCAAAATGTTATTTACAAAGCAATACGAAACAACAATCAACATAGAAAATCCACACCATCAATCCTCAAAGCAGTCCCTGTACCTAGAAGGTTTGTTTTAGAGAGATCCCCAGGTGTAGCATTCCTTCAGTTTGGCTACGGTAGTGATAATGAATTAGTAAATTCCAGTGTTGTTGATCCAGCAAACATTGTAATGAACATTCATGGTCGCGACTATTCTGTAGATGAAGCTTTTGACCCAACAAAACTTACTGCTACTGATAAGTTTGGAATAGTTCCATCGAACACAACGCTTAATATAGTTTTTAGAGCTAACGCATCAACAGATGTTAATGCTAGTGTTGGCACAATTAACGGAGTTTCTTTGCCGCTATTTAAATTTACAAACCAGGGCGCCCTAAATGCAGGTTTAAGAACTACAGTTCGTGGTTCTTTGGAGGTTTTGAATGAGGAACCTT